TCAGCCACTCTTGCGCTTGTGCGTTATTTATTATTAAATCTTCCCAACCCGCACGGGCTCCAGCAAAAGGGAATGCCCCAGAATCTCTCCAATACACTCTCCATATATCGTAACTAGCAAAATACACAATAGCATCTGTTGAGCTTAAAGGCTTATATAAATAATTATTATAATTATCTGCATTAACATTATTTTCTCCTGCAAATTGAGAAATAAGAGGTGTATCTCCCATTTTATTATATGTTCCTACACTAGAAAACCTAGGAAGCGTCATAGAACAAACTTTTGTTTTTCCTTCCTTTGTTATTTTTTCTGTAGCTTTTTTGTTGTTCTCACAACTAACAATATCTAGTTTAACGTACCTTTCTCCGTCTGGTTGTAAAGGCAAATTAAAAACATCTACTATATAAGATTTACATTCTTGTGCCCAAGCATTGTTTACAGAATTAATAAAAGGATCTTCTCCAACATCATTATAAGGATAGTTTGGATAAAAGTAATCTTGTTTTTTTCTTTTGTATTTATTAACATTTCGTAGCATGCCTTTAGCTACAATAGATTTATTTACACCTCTATCTCCTCTTAGAATTTTAAATCCAACTATATCGTTTTTTTCTTCTTGTGAAAGGTTTGAGTTTGCAATAAGACTTTTAATAGTGGCTATATCAATTTTTACACCTAACGGGTAAATTGCTCTATTTTCACTTACTAAACTATTTTTTCCTGGAAAAGAAGGACTTTCAAATATTGGACTTATTGCAACATCCGGAAATTTGTGATGTCTTATTTTTTTTCCAGACAAGTCACCCCATATATCTTTGTTACATGGATACTCCTCTGTAGACTCCCAATAAGCCATTTCTCCGTGTTGGTATGCACCTTTATAATCTTTTTCTGCAACATATTCAGGATTAGTTCCTATAACTGTAGCTGTATTATATATTTTCCAATAAGAAGCATAATCTTTACCTTCATCTACGTTTCCAATAAAATCAGGATTATTCGGATAAATGTTAGGAGAAGCAATATCAAAAGAATTTTTAACGCGACCAGGAATATGGAAACCATCTGTTTCTTTTCCATTTGTTAGTAACCATTGTATTTCAAAAGCATATACTTCGTCTCTTAAATAACCTCTAAAGTTTGTTGCATTTTCTACATCAGAATAGTCTTCACCTGCAGGTAATCTAAAAGATTGCCACTCAAGTTTAATTTGACTTGCAATTTTTTGATAATTTATACGCTTACTAATAGTCATACCGTTCCAAACAAGAATGTCTTGAACAGTTGTTACATGGTCAGCATTATCATAATACACAAACTTTTCAAAAATATCTTTTATAGATAAAGTAATTTCAGTTTTATTTTGCCCTGTGTAAGTTATTTGTTTATTGTCGCGATCAATAAAATACGTACCTACAAGCTGAGGTGTAGATACACCGTTAACTGTTTTTATTACAGCTAAGTTAAAATACTGGTATTTACCTGTAACATCTAAATTTTGTATGTCTACAACAATAGACTTTCCTACAGGATAGTTAAAGTTTACAGATACAATGTTTGTGTCTGCAATAGGTGTTGGGTTTGTTACTCCGTAGTAAGATGTATAGGGATTACTTTGAGCATCTGCATACTGAGCTGCAAATTGTACAGTCCCTGAAGTGTTCTCTCCTCCAGAAACTGAACCTATTACTTTTAAAACAGGTATAGTAAACTCAGGTTGTAATTTTATTTTAGCACAATCTATTACACAATCATCATCAACATAAACAGGATCACATAATGTACTACCGTAACGAATTGGTTTAGGAATGTCGTCTATGTTTAAGTAACGTCTTCCATTGTTATCTGCCCAATAAATCTCTACACCAAAGTTTGTTACTTTGTGTACCATTTTATGTATTGGGTGATTAATATCAAAATTTAAACAATTGGAACAAGCTAACACACGATATACACAATCGTTGTTATCCATGTACCCTATTTGGCTTGCACCAATTGCAGGGTTAGCTAACATATAAATTTGTTTGCTTCTTTCAGGAATAAAGTGATTGCCAACTAAAGAATATCCTTTAGGAAACACAATACATCCCGTATTGCCAGGCTCATTTTGGTAATTTACAGAGTTGCTATCATAGTTTTCGACTGCAGCATTTAATGCATAAGTTAGTAAGCCTTTTTTAACTTGACTTAAACTATTATCTTGATTTAGTCCCGCATTAGCACTATTATACTGTTGGTTAATATTGCTTTTTGGGTTTTTTTCTTCAGCCATGACTTATTAATAATTTCGGTTACGCGCTCTATAAATTCCTTTAGCTCCAGGAAGATTATACATGTTAAATTTGTCTTTAAGTTTTTTAATTCTTCGCATTTTAGTAACGGCATCTTGTTTTTTAATCTCTATTTCAGCCATTGTGTAAGCCTCGTCTGCCATTGATTTATACAAATTATATTTTTCATAAATCTGCTTAGATGTTTCATCATTAATTTGATTCATTAGAGTTTCAAAAACTTTTTGTTTTAAAAAAGCTTCAATAAATTCTTTTACTCTATAATTATCAGGGATCATTTGATTTCCTATAGTGTCGTAGTCAGAAGCATACATAAGTAATTCAACAATACCACTTCTAAAAGTTGTTACAAACTTATTATCGCGTAGATCAAAACTATCAAATTTTCCACTAGCCATGCTTTCTGGATTACCAGATGCACTATAGTTTCCGTAAAGATTACTATCATTATTATAGTTATAATTACAATCAGAGTTAAAACTAATGTTTCCGGGTTTTAAAAGGAATTTTCTAGTTATGCTTTCTCTGGGAACGTGGAATTGCGATTTAAATACAGCAGGAACTATAGAAGTCATACAATGTCCACCGCAAGACGTATCTTTACAAATAGGGTTTGAGCAAGCAAAAGGGGGACAAGCTCCTCCTACAGTAAGCGGAGAAAGTTCAATAGTAGTTATATCACAACCTTGAGAATAAAAAGCACTACCATGTGTGTAAGGCGTTTTTCCTGTTTCTGTACACATCCATGCTTCTCTTACAGCATAAAAGTTATCAGGTAGTCTACATGTAAAATCTTCTATATAGAGCATTACAGGCACAATAGCATGTGTAGCTCTGCCTAATTTTTCTAAACATTTGTGAAGGTATGTTGGAAACATTAAATCATCTACAGCTCCTGTATCAAAATAACTTTTTAATTCTTCTTTTACAATTGCAAATGTAGGTTCAGGTGAAATAAAATTATATTTATAGTAGTATGACATAATATTTGTTTTTATTTATTTAATCCACTCTTTATAAATATGTTGATATTTTGTATCTGTTATTATATAGTGGTTTAGTAATCTTGATGTTGATCTACAAGGTTTAAAATACCATAGTTGAGGTTGTTTAAATCTTGCAGATTCTTTAAACCATGTCCAACCAAAAAAATAACCGTCAGTATGGTAGTTAAAATTGTATATTATTTTCCCTTTTTGTTTTGTTTTTTGCCAATCTATAGGAAGATTAAATCTTTCTTCGCCGTTTGGACCAGCTTTTTTTCTTTTACGTTTTTTTTTATTTATAGAAAAGTAACCAAATCCAAAAGGCATAGTTACTTTTTCTCCAGTTTCTAAAATATATAATCTAAACATATCATTGTAAGAATAGATAACATTTTTCCATTCTATAAAAGATAATTTTATGTCCGGATATTTAGCACAAAAGTCTAAATAGTTTTCCTTACTTCCACTTCTCCATTCTATTTTAGTTCTAGACATTAATTAGTTGGTGTTGAGTTTGCTGATTGTCCGTCAATACCATCATTAGAAACATCTGTGGGTATTGAAAAGTAGGATTCTTTAAGAGCTTTTTTTGTTAAATCTAACACTTGCTTTTTAAGATAACCTGGTAAATAAAACTCACGATCTAAAGGATTTTTACAATACTCCTTTAAATCAAAGTTATCTCCACAATCACATTCTGGAAAAAGTATTTCATTGCTTAACGAATTCTCAAACAACGCTACTAAACGTATTGTTTTAGTATCTGAGTTTGTGCAATAAAGATAATCGTTGCTAATCCAATAGTACGCGTCTGATTTTATATTTGAAAGCTTTAAAAGATTAATATATCTGTTTACACTAATTCCTTTAAGAACAGTTCCTCTGCCTCCTAATATATTTATACTATAAACTCCCTGAATTACATACTGATAATTTCCTTCTAAAATTTTAGGAATCTTAAACTTTGATCTAGAAATAAGCATGTCTAAATTTAAATCACAACACTCTGTTATAGGAACTTCTTCCATTTCTAAGCATGGTATTGTTGTAAAAATTGTATCTGTAGACCACAATTTTCTAAGATTTGTGTCTCGTTTTATTAACAATAAAGAAGTGCTTCTAATCTCAGAAGCAATAACTCTGTCAGTTATTTGCGAATCTGTAGAAAGGATTCTATCCATCCCTCTAACATCCGAAATCATGTTTCTCATTGTTCCCATAGTGTGTAAACTAAATTTTAATGTAAATATACAGAATAGTTTTAACTTAAATTGCTCCCTAAAATTGTTCTAGGGAGCTTAAACTTTTCTAAACCAACAAAGAAAAGTTTATTTAAGTTGTAGTTGTAGTAGTTGTAGTAGAAGGAGAACAACACAATGTTGCATCAATTTCTTTCCAATTACCTACTCTAGGTTTGGATGTTCTTAACACCATACTCATAGGAATAACTTTCCCATTTCCATCATATCTTAAATATGCTTTTTTGTTTATTTTAGCCATTTTATTTTTTTTTTAAAAATTAACAAGATCCATCATTAAGCACAAATATAATATTATCTGATGCAGTTATTGGTATTGCAGAGAATGTATATACTCCTGTAGAAGTAACATTTATAGATTCAATTAACACTCCGTTTCTATACATAGAAATACAACCATTAACAATCACTGTAATTTCTACACTAACTGCTCCAGTTGTACCTTCTTGCTCCCCGAAAGTTGTTACTCCTGGACCAGTAGGAGTACCTATTGAAATAGTCCAATTGGTACCGGTTACATTTTCTATTGTATTACTATTACTATTGTTATCAAGAATAAGTTTACTACCGTTTGTAGTAGTAGTGGTAGTTGTTGGTGCTATTGTGGTACTACTAGTTGTTGTTGTTGGCTCCAAAGTGGTGGTTGTGGTTGTTGTTGTTGGCTCCAAAGTGGTGGTTGTGGTTGTTGTTGTTGTTGGCTCTAACGTTGTTGTTGTTGTAGTTGTTGTAGGTTCTATGGTTGTAGTCGTAGTTGTAGTTGGAGTTAAAGTTGTAGTCGTAGTTGTAGTTGTTGCTAAAATAATATCAATAAAGTTAGAACATTTTGTTCCTGTAGATTGTACTCTAATAATTGTTGTAAAGTCGGGAACAACTGTAGAAGTATAACCTGCTAACATTATTGCAGCACTTAGTCCACCTACAAAAGGAATTGTAAATCCATCTACATTTGAGTATAAATCAAAAGTTGTTGAATCTATTCCTACGGTTGTTAATTGTATTTCTACTGTCATGATTACGGTGTATAAGTAAGTATTAATTGAGTTTGTGCTGGAAAACCTATTTTTGTTCCATATAAATTATTTCCTATAGCATAAACAGTTCCATAAGATATGGCAAAACTATGATAAATAGTCCCATCTGCATTTAAAATAATATAACCTAAAACAGGTGTTCCATTATAATCTGTTGCTGAAGTTTGACATAAAATTTTATTTGCCCATATAATTTTTGAAAACCCTATAGGTCCATTAAAACCTGTTCCTATATTAAATGATGTATCTTTAGTGCCGTCAGAATTTAATTTAATTCCGTATGCTTCATTTATACCTTTATATGTAGTAAAGTGTCCAAATACATAAAAAGACGTTTCTAAGCCTATTCTTAAAAGAAATGTAGGTTTTAAAACACCAACATTAAAACCTATTCCAGCATCAAAACTTGCATCTACAGTTGAGTCTGGATTTAATTTTACAATTCCTGTAGCAGTTGTAATACCTTTATAAGAAGTAAAATAACCTGAAACATAAAAAGTATCATCAGGGTTTATTAAACTAGAAATAACTGAATTATTAAAACCTACTCCTACATCAAAACTTGCATCTCTTACCCCATTATTTGAAATCTTAACTAATTTTTGAGCAGATACACCTTTATAAGCATTAAAAATTCCTGTTACAAATAAAGATCCTAAAGAATCTTCTATAATACTTGTTGTGTAATTATTAAAACCTGTTCCTACGTCAAAAGTGTTATCTCTTGATCCATCAGGATTTAATCTAATAATTCTGTTAGCAGTTACACCGTTAAAAGATGTAAAAAATCCAGACAAAATTAATTTATTGTTTGCAGTTTTAAATAAAGTTGCTCCTGAGTAAACAATATGCTCATTAAATCCTTGGTCAATATCGAAGCTTGTGTCGTAAGTTCTATCAGAGTTTACCTTTACTAAATGGTTTCCTGGAACTAAATTGTTTCCATTATAGTAACCATTAAAATAACCATAAACAAAAGCAGAATTACCGTTATCAATAAAGTCTACAGTGTATGCTCCAGATCTCGGTTCAAAATAATATTCTAAGTTTGTTGAATCTACATCTATAAAATTATTACAAAGTTTATTAACCGATTTTATTCTAACTATAGTTGTTCCCGCAGGAGCATTTGCTGTAGAATAACCTGCCATCAATTCTGCACGTGTAACTCCACTTTCAAATGCTACTAAAAACTCTGTTATATCAGAGTATAAATTAAAAGGGCCTGTATCAGTTCCTGCTAGAGTTAATGTTATGTATAAATTCATTACAATTTATTCAAGGTTCATAGAATTAATAATTCCTTCTAATTCTGTTATTTTTATTTCAAGTTTTTCAAGCGCAACATTAATTGTATCACAAGGATTTATGCCAAGTGTATTTAAAACTGGACCTGTGTAAGGTACATTGCTTCCTGTGTATCTTGAATACGCGTTGCAACAAGGGTTAGTTGTTACAATTTTTTCTGTACATTCTGGACATATAACATTCATATTAAACTGGTATATACATTATGTAGTGACAAGCTAAAACAGGTTGAATATTTGAGTGAGCTAAGTTACCTCCTTTAGCATGAGTTATAAAATCATGTGCGTGAGAACCATTCTCAGAAGTATTTACAGTGTTTGCACCTCCCGAAATATTATTTTCTCTAGACAATGCATCTCCATCACTATTTTGTCTTGTAATAACACCTGACACTGTATGTGAATGGGCTCCTGCAGGATCTGTTACTCCTGTATGCACATGTGAAGGCATTTGAGGCTCAGACAACACTATAGAGTTGTCTCCTAATGTCATTAAAAGAGTGTAAGTTGGGTTTCCAGAAACTGAAGGGTTTACTGCTGCTGCATGTGCGCCTCCTCGCATTGAGCCATCAGTTGTTCCTACAGCAACTCTACCTCTTTTATCAGGTGTATTGTTTTCACCGTTACATAAATAAATATTAGTCCATTCTCCTGTTCCTGCTCCTGTAGCATCAAAGAAATTTAATGGGCCATAATATTCTACTATTGTGAAAGGAACCATTTTAGTTTGAATTCCACTGTTTCCGTTATTAGCGTTTTCTGCAAGATAAGTTGCTATGTATGTGTTTATATCTTCAATCCTTACATAGTTTGTTGAAATATTTAATGCTAATGCGCCTAAAGCTGCATCTACTCCACATAATTTATTTATTACAGCTTGAACAGCTATATGTGCTCCTTCAGAACCATTTATAGATGTAAGACATCCGGGATCAAAACTGGAATTAATTCCATCAATACTAGATTGTGCTGATGTAATATTTTCATCTAAAGTACATGCTGTTTTAATTAACGCTGTAATATAATCTACTATTGAAAGATCTTGACAATCTTGTAGATTATCAGAAACAATTTTACACATATCTTGTTCAGATACATTAAACTTTATTCCTGTTCCGTTAATCGCTGTAACTAAGAATCCAATAATAGCCTGTTCAACATACGACAATGAGTCTCCTTTTTTAATTCCTAAAACACCAACATCCATTCCTGTGTATTTTACACATTTATCTGAAGTGGTTTGTGTACAACCGTCATAACAATTTGAGCACTGTCCCATTATTTTTCTTTATTAAAATTGATTATTAATTAAATTATTCTACAAATATTATTAAACCGGTTCCAACAATATAACAAGATGCTGTTGTTGTAGTTGTAGTCGTTGTTATCTCACCTTTACGGTTATTTTTATCACAAGTACAACATCCTGATGTTAACATGTTTACTTTACCTGCAATTTGTTCTAAAGAAAATTTACAAGTATATTCAGGGTTACATACGCGATGTTCTAAAATTCTTTTAAGTACCAAAAGTGTTTCTATGTCACAAGCATTAAACTTCTTATTCAACATAAAAACTAAGTTTTGATACAATACTTTAGACATCTCAGCTAACTTACAATCTATTTTTAATAATAGTGTAGGTATTTGAGAACATTCTGAACAACTAGTAAGTCTTATATTTAACATTACATTTATTTTTTAGGTCTTCAGGTTGAACAAAGTCCTTGTTGTAAATTACAACTACACCCTACATTTCTTTTACAATTTGTGCAAGTTGCCATTATACGTAATTTACAATAAAATTATTACCACAACATTTCCCATTGTTAATAAATTGATCTAACATAGTGCTTGCTTTTTTATACAAAGTTACAGCATCATTAATTGCACAATTGTTTGCGGCAGAGATCGCTCCTTGAATAAAAAAATTTATTGTACTTAATGTAACTTTTTGTTGTCTCTTTATAGACAAGTCACATTGCATCATTTCTAACGTCAAAAACGCCTCATCATACTTTTCTAAAAGCTGATTCACACGCATAAAACTCTTTTCTATAAAGTTTATGTACGAAGGAGTAACAGAATACCTTATAGTATAAACACCATCAGGAAGAGCTTCTTCTTTACCTTGGGAAGTTATCCCTAACATTGTAGAGTTTAAAACATTAAAATCTTGTATGTTAAATACAATACTAACAGAATTATGTCCTCCAGGAACAGTTATTTCTAACGTAGGAGAGATTACTGTTGGAGGATCATTTGGGTATATTGAATTATCTGCAATACCTAATGAATATTTGGTATAAGTGGGTAACACTAAAAAATCTAAATTTAACTCAGCCATAACGTTTTAAAATAAAAAATGCCAGAGGATTATGAGAATCCTCTCACCCTCTGGCATAGGTTTAACTAAACTTCTATTTTTAAACAGTAGTTGTAGTTGTAGTAGTGTAAACTGTGTTATCCGCAGTAACTGCTCCTAATCCAGCGACTAAAACAGCTTCTAAGGCAGTAGCAAACGCACTACCAGTAGGTACAGCTATAATAATCATACTGTCAACAGGAATGTAATCACCCCATGTTCTTTGTGAAGCATCGTAATCAATGAACTTAACATAATAAGTATCATATACAGTTCCTGGTACAGCAATTGGCTCAAAATTTTGGTTGTAACCCGCCATTCTGTATAAATGCTTTAAGTAACCTGCTTGGTAACTATAATAGTTAATTTCAAGTTGCTTAATTTCTTCATACGTTCCACTGGCGTAACCAGCTTCTTGTATAATTGCTGTCTCTGCTATAATACTACAAGAATCGTCAACGTAAAAATCAGAAGTTGTGTCAGGGCCTATAAAAGGGAAAGCTCTAAACCAAAATCTATCGTATTCATGAGAATTTGCTGCAATGTCACAAGGAACACCATACTTAGTTAAAGGTTTTCCTTCAATACGTAAAACTGCAGCTTGGTCATCACCAATTCTTTGATACGTATAAAATGTACTAAAAGAAATGTTGTCTGGGTTATTTCCAGGAACACTTGCATTTAATTTTTCAATAATATCATCAATTAATTGAGGAACATCTACCTCTACACAAGGGTCTGCACCACAATCTAAACAAGCACCTTTTACAGTTACTGTACGTGTAAATCCATTGTAATAAAGTGTGTCAACATAACTTGAATGTCCACGAAGAGTTAAAGATACATCTTGTCCTGGTAATACTGACCAGTTAGAAATTTCAATAATCTGATTAGAAGCAACGGCAGAACCAGTTACTTTGTACCATTCAGTTACATTTTTACGCAAAGCACTATTTAAAGCACCTGCTACTTTATCAGATCTTTTAGATCCTTGTAAGTAAGTGTTTTCACGCCCTTGAGCTACATAGAAATAAGGAGTTGTTGCCATACCCCCTGCAGCTGTAGTAGCATACACATTGTTGAAAATACCTATTTGACCTGCGGTGAGGTCTTGGGTTGATCCTGAACTAGGGAGAGCAGTCTGCCCCACAGGAGCCACGAATAACGTGGTCAAAGAAAAATCAGCCATTTTTGTTTTAAGTTTAAATTAATATTTATTCATTTGTTTGCATTCTTGTTACAGCAGCTTGAGCTGCCATTAAATTTTCAGTGTACGTACCTAAATTTCTAACTGCTATATCTAACAGTTCGTCTTCTAAATAATTATTAAGCTCGCAATCTGTTGTAATAGAATCCTTGCCGTCAAATTTAACATACCCTTCCTTATCAATATAAGCAGGGTATCTTATATACATTATAAATAATTTAGTTGGTGTAAATGTGTTATCAGTAAAAACACTTATTTTATTTCCTTGGATGGAATTAAATGTTTCTTCGTATTCAAAAGAAGGTTTGTAGTTATCATTTTTTAAAAGAAATTGAACATCTCCATGTTTTAAAAGGTCTTTGTTAATCCAAATTACTTTGTCTTTACATTTTCCTTTGTCAGCTAATAAAAAGCTGTCAGCATAAAACATGAACTCTGGTTTTAATTCAGCAATATTTGCTTCCCATTGGTTCAAATCTTTATTAACCTCTTTCAAAGATAAAGCATTTTTGTTAAAATCAACTACGAGATTTTCAATATCTTCATATCTTTTTTTTGTAGCACCAAAACCCATCCTGTTAGCTACTCCAAAACCTCCACTAAACTTAGTTTTAATTAAAGAAATTTGAGCCTCATTTAAAGCAAGAATTTTATCTTCTAGTTGAATCTGTTGGTGAGCATTGGAAGATAGTTTATTAAGTTTTTGATCTATCTTGTATAATAAACTATCTACTTGTATCATTTAAAAAATCTTTTAAATTTTTATCTTCTTTATGAGGTGGGTGGTCAACATACACACAAACAAACTCTTCTTTTAAAGCGTTGTTTATGTGTTCTTTATAATCCTCTAAAAATTGATAATTCATTTTAAACTGCTGCTAATTTTTTAGATTTTAACTTCTCTTCTAAAATTAATAACTCATCCTGATTATCATTATCAGCAAGATATGTAACTAATTCGTCTTGGGAGCCAGCTATTTCAAACTCACCTTCATAAACTTTTCCTGTAGCTTTTTCTCTATAAATAGAGTGAGCCATTGCTTGTTTTACTAAATCTTTAATATGTAAGATATTATCTTTCATATCTGCAATATTAGTAAACACTCTAACAGGATCTAAACCTTTATGTTTACCAGACTTAAACTCTGTTCCTTTAAGAACTGTATCAAGTTGATTATAAACAAACTCTTCTTTAGTGTCTTCACTTACAGGTAACCCTAACAAACGTGCAACTTTGATTCTCTTAGTTGCAGTCATATTATCTAATTTGACAATAGCTTTGTTGATTAGTTGTTTCTTTTTGTAAAGAACAGCGTTTTCAACTTCATCATCCATTACGTAAAATTGTGTGTCAGCAGGATAATCTCCATTTTGCCAAGCTTGTAATGAACTTGCAATAGTTGGATGTACTCTTAACCATGAAAAAGTTAACTCTTGCCAAGTAACTCCAAGGTTAAAAAGATTGTCTCCGTCTTGAAGTTTATAAGGCTGTACGTGTGTGTAATCATTTGTAGATTTTGATAATCCAAAATTCCAAAACTTAGACCACGGGCCTAAATCAATTCCTCCAAGCTGATTTTCAAGCTTTATACGAAGATCGGTAACTCTTTTAATTTCATACTCTTTAGCGGCTTTGTCTCCGATTCTTTGTATATAAGATGCATCTGGATCTAAACCTGTTCGGTATTTACCATCTAGCTCTTTATAAGGAAACTTAAATACTCCTGTTCCAGGAATACGTGTTCTTCCGACTTTACTAAGCTCGCTTTCCATTGTTTGCAGCCTAGAGTTATGAAATTCTCTAGTAATAGTAGAGACTTTTCCTATCTTACCCATAATATGTAGTTTTAAAAAATTGGTTTAAAAATCTTAGTCAGGTGCTTTGCATCAAAAACATAGCTCAAAGGCAGCACCTATTTAGTAAACCTCAATGTGTTGTTTAAAGAAACTACACACTGAGGAATTTAATCAGTTATTAGAATTGTGGAATTTCTTCAATCAACACTGTACGAGACAGGTCTTCAATAAAAATATCACATCTATCTTTCATCCAGATTTCATACCCTGGGAATTTATTTGCAGAACTCATACCTTGTGACTTCGCAAAGCCTAAGTGATGACGAGTACCGTCAATATAACCCCAAGTCATTGATGTTTCACCTTTTATTCTTACTTCACGCATGTTGTTAAGCATACTTCCGTCAGAAGATGGAGACACATCAAATACCATAAATACTGGTGTTGATTTTTTGTTTTGACCAAACTCAAGGTTTGTTTGAGGTAAATCAAGTTCTTTTAAGTGAATTAATTCAACTCTACCTGTTTCACGAGTAACCATTGCATCAAAAGCAAAGTTGTAAGTGATGTTTTGACCACTACCTTGCATGTATCTATCACCAGAATCTGCAACAAAGGTTAACCCTGAGTTTAATGCATCTTCTTTAATAGCTTGTTGGAACACATCCATACCAGATTCATTGGTGTACATTTTCACACTTCTGTTCTTAACGTCAACGCGTCTGTAGAATAAATCTCCAAACACTGTACGTATAAGGTTAGCAGAAAATTCTCCACGGTTGTAAGGAACATGGTTACCATTGGTACGCATTCTGTGATAAACACCTGCAGATGTACGCTTAACTTCTTGACGAGAACCACCAGATTTAACTGTACCTGGGCGAGCCCAAATCATACGTTTAACCTTTAATTCAATCATCGATTTTCTCATCCAATATTCTACGAATGGCTCCCAACGAACATCATTCCTAGTAATTGGAGTTTGATTACGTCTTTGAGGAGCGTAAACTAAAAGGTCTAAAGCTTGACCCTTAGAATCTTTCAATGTACGAGCATCTGCCCATTCAGTAATTTTGTGTTCAAATCCGTACCCTGAACCTAATGATTCAAACATACTAATATGATCACCTAATCTTGGCAATCCAAGTAAATCTTGGTCAAATTCACCAATTGCAGCATCTACTAATTCTAGTTCAGTACCAATTGATAAGAAACGAGATTGAATAAAGTCTACTGTTGGGTTGTCAGAAACAAGTGTCACTGTGTTCAAGAAACCGTTGTTCCAAGGCACAGGATCTTTAATTACATAAACTCTAGGGCCGTATTTGCGTGTACCAATAGATAAGATGGCGTTTTTAGAAAATTCATTTGTATCTGTTACAAATTGAAATTCTTGACCATCAATACCTGGTTTAGCTAAGTTTAAGGTAGATGTCGGGACATCTATAATTTTTGGGAATTGGTAGGGAACTTCAATTTTCCATTTCCAAGCATCACTGTTGTTATCGATATAAAACGGTGTGCTCTTGTTAATCATGTCTAAGAAATCATTACTATACAAAGAACTTTGTGTATAGATGCTGATAATCTTTTTATCGTAATCAGCAGGCTCAGTGGTGTGGAAAGACTCTAAGTGATTAGAATCTGTTAGTTTTGCCGTAGCACGTCTATCCATTGAAGATACTCGAGCATAGTTAAAACCGGTTAATCCAGGGATTGTTTGTAATGCCATTGTTAATTAATTTTTGTTAAAGTTAATTTTGAAACCAGCTTTTACCTGTGGTTTTTTTAGGGGTATTTGCTACTTGCCTAGAGACTTCCTTAAACAGCTCATTAGATTTTTTAGATGCGCCACTTTTTTGTATAGTGGATAAGGTTGGGTCTTTTTCTAAGAGTTTAAGCAGTAATCCTACTTTAACTTTTGTTGCGTGATTCTCTGGACGCTTTAAGTCTAAGATATATTTATCAAAGTCTGTCAGTGTGTCCCCTGAATCGGTTTTCCATTTATCTACTAATAGGAAATCTTGTAGTTCTGTTGCAATTTTAGGATTCAATGGTAAACCATCAAATTCTTTTTCTTTTACTTTATCTTGAAGCAATTTATTAACGTTAGTATAATAAGTTTGCTTTAATTGTAATTTTTGTGCTTGTTTTGATTGTGTAGCTTTAGTTTCTTCTTCTAATGCCGCGGCTTGTTTTTTAATTAGTACTTTATGGTGTCTCTGAGATACGGTGTCTAAATCACCATAGTTTTTAAGTCTTTCAACTTCATCTTCAATGTCTTCTTCTTCAAAACCTTGATCTGCTAGTGCGCGCCTTACAACTTTTTCTTGATTAGCTTCGTTAGTTAAATCCATGTTTGAAAAATCTCTTAACTTAACACTAGACTGAAAATATTGTTTAGGGTCTGCTCCGTTAACAAAAATTGCATCAAATGCATTTTTATAGTCATCTCCAAATTGTCCTAGAAAATTATCAACCATTGCTCTTGCTCCTTCTTCTTTTTCTGTATTAAATTTAGCTAAAAAAGCTTCAGGAGTTGTAATAGGTTCGTCACCTTCAGCAGAAGGGCTAAATACTCCTAGCTCAATTAAATCATTTGCTAATGCTCCAAATTGTGTCCCAGGTACTTTATCGTCATCATTATCATCATCATCGTCTTCTTTTTTCTTTTGTTTTTCTACACCTGCTTTTTTAGGTTTACCAGCGTTTTGTTTAACACCTTCTATAACATCATCGTCATCATCATCCTCATCATCATTATTGGATAAAAAACTATCAAGTGAATCATCTGCTTCCTCTTCCTCTTCTTTTTTTGCAGCAGGCTTATCACTAGGCTTAGGTTTACCATCAGGAGTGTTTATATCCTGGATTTTATCAGGGTCTGTGGTAACATCTTCACCACCGTCTCCTCCAAGTAAGTCGTTTAATAAATTTGAATTTCCTGCTCCTATTTGAACAGTATCTTGGATGCCAAAACTGAAATTGTCTTGTTCTATCTCATTTGCCATAATGTAGTTGTTTAAAAAATATTGGTTTGTATTAGTAGTAAAATTAATAGGAACACTAGCAATTACCAAAATAAAACTATCACATACAGATAATTATTCTTGGTAATATAGCATTAACTAATTCTCACTACACTTGATTATCATTTTTTTTATTATTTTTTTGCAGAAGTAGGTTTATTTCTTCCTTTAGCATTTTCTTTTGCTATAGCTAAATCATTGTCTTGGTTCTTTAGAGCAACATCTAGTTTTCTATTTTCTAGTTGTGATTTAGAATTAATTTCTTTTAATTTTATAGCATGTTCTTGGGAAGCTTGTTGTCTTTCCGCATTAAATTTGCTTGACTCTAAAATGTCTTGGAATCCGTTATTATTAGCATCTGGTGTTTGAACTTGTCCAAATCCTGTAGCTCTAATAATTGCAAGTTCTTTTGCATTTATTCTATCCAATTGATTCTGATAATTTTTATTTTGCATGTCTTCAGAATGTTGTCTTTGTTTCTCAGCAATTTCTGCTTGAACAGCTTCACGTTGTTGTTGTATTTGATCTTCTTCGATTTTTTGTTGTCTTTGTTGCATAGCAGTTTGCTCGTCACGAATCTTTTTAAACTTACGTTTAAGTTCACGAATAGATTGGTCACTATACATTTCTGAAACATCGTAAATAGATCCCCCGTTTTGTAACACTGCTTGAGACAATGCTCGTATTTCTCCAAACAACTTAGTATCTTCAGGTCTATTAGTCATAAACACTTTTATATCCCTAAGAGAAATTTCGCTCCCTTGTACACTTATAAAAGCTGATTCTCCTTGGTTGGTTATGTAACTAATTGTGCTTTCTTCTTTACTGCTTTCTATGTATTGTGATGCATCAATAAGAGCTTGATTTAATTGTCCAAAAACATATTCATGTGCAACAAACAAAGGTTCTGTTTGAGTGTAAGACTGTTGCATTTCTGTATTTGTTCCTGTAGCGGTTGCGCTTGCTGCTACGCTTCCCATTCTTGCTTTTGACATTCCAATGAGTTCCCAACACTCATTTTTTATTTGTACAGCTAAGTTATACCTAGACTGAATTTCATTTGTTCTTGTCAAATCTACATTTCTTGCAACAGATGTATTACTTACAGGACTTTTTGTATTTTCTGGAGAATCATCATCAAATATAATTCCGCGTTCTCTTGCCTCCATTTCCCAAATATCAATATCATCTTGACCATCTCCATCTTTAACTCTAGGAATACGTCTAATATTTACACTGGCAACGTTACCAATTTCTTTTTTTAAAAGCTCCCACAGTTGATTCAAAGCTACATTATAAATAGTTTGAAATGGTTTCATCAAATCTACAAGACTTCTAGCCTCTGTATTTTTTAACTCATAAATAGTTCCTATAATAGGTAAATATGGAAGAAGTTTAAAAGGACTCATGTGATAAATATGTGGTCCAATTTTTCTTCCTTTATAAATTTGATTAATCCAACCCCACTCTAAACTAATTTGTGTAGGAATATCACCACTTTTATAATTCTCATCAACTAATGTTGTTTGCTCCATTTCTAGCTCATCCAAGTAAATTACTTTTCCAACTTGTTTTTTACTTATATGATAACTTGTAACAACAACATATTTGTATCCAAAGCTACTTCTATTGTCTGTTAACCCTAAAAAATCATTAAGAGAATCCTCACCTCCTTTTAAATCTGAATCAATCATCATTCTACTTTGTAAAACTAGAGGATCGTAAGTGTCATAGGTAATTGTGTCTTGGCCACCTATAGTTCTTGATTTTCCTAAGTTAGATTCTCTAGCTCCCATAATACCATAATCTTCTAGGCCTTCTCGTAAATGGTCAATTTCTTTTTTATTTAATTCTGGGCAACTTTCAATTATTTCTGAAATCTCCATTACTTCTATTTTTCCGGCAGCATAGGCTCCTCTATGTCTTCCTGAAACATCAGAAATATATTTTCTGTCGGGTGCTGAAAGATGCCATTGATTTTTAGGATTTACCACTTCAACATTAAAACCAGTTTTAGAATTATCTTCATATATATGGTAAAATTCTCTACCAGTAATCATTAAATCTCGGAAAGCGTCTTCACCTAGTTCTTTAAGATTAAACTCAGCTTTGTGTGAAGTTAAAACATGGTTACTCCATTTTTCAGCAACAGAGGTGTAATTATCTATTTCATCTTGCACACGTTCAAGAGTCATGCGTTCAAGTTCTTCTGGTGGAATTTCTTCTCCTTCTAACGCTCCTTCAGCTATAAGCTGCTGTTTAGCTTTACTTATAACATATTCTTTAAGCACTTCAGTTTTAAATTTTAACTCTTCAGCTTTACTGTCGTCATCAAAAGCTTTTGATCTGTAAGTATCAGGCCTTTTAGACACTTCTCCACAAAGCTCATTAATAGGTGTTGTTAATATAGAATAATGTTGTACGTAAGAAGGTAAGTCTAAATCTCCTTGTAAAATGTCAGCAAAACTTTTTACGTCTTGGTCTTCGTAAAAATCTTCTGGACGTAAAATTCCTTTTACTAAATCATAGTTTTTTACAAAAGTGTTTTTATTTCTTACATACTCAGCATAAGCACGATTGGCAAAATAATCCATCGTCTGCTTAACGTAAGTATCTTTTTGTTTATACTTTTCAGTCTTAAACTGGTCAGGAAAAATGTTTAAATAAGCATAATTAACATTATCCTCTTTGTTGTGCGTTATAATTGCCATAACTTGTGTGTTATTTGTTGTTAAATAATTTAAGACTTTTTCTATTAAAAGTAGAACGCGAATTATTTGAAAATGTGCTACGTTTTTTTGTTTTGTTTTTATGTAAAGATACAATTCTAGGATCTCCTGATCCGCCAATTGCACCTAATATAGGGTCAAGTTTATTTGCAAGTGCAATAGCTAACTCAGCAGCTACAAGTCTATCCGTGTTTAAGTCATCGTGAAACTGTATAATTTCTTCTAGTAATACAGGATCTAAAATACGATTTACTCCTAACACTTCTCTAATTATTACACCATTATCATCTTTTTCTAAAACTAATTGCTCTTCCAAATACTTTTTCATTTGCCCGTGCATAAAACTAATAATTTTAAGTGCACTTCTATGTATTCCAAAATCTCTGTTCACTGTTGTATTAGGAACAATCTCTCGTAACCACAAAGGTTGCTTTTCCAAATAATGACTGTCACCTTTACTAATCATATAATCTATAAAGCTATATTCATCGTTTTCAACCAAAGCTCTTGCATTATACATTTTTATAAGCAATCTTGCTTGATCTTCCCAAACTTCTTTTCTATCAGGACGCGCTGTATAACTAGCTACAAACATATCTTGATATTTTTCTCCTGTTAATGAATGCATACGTTTATAAATATACACGCTCCCTAATGAAGCAGAATAAGCCGCTTTCCCTTGTCTATATGGGTCAACTCCGGCAACATACAATCCGTAAGGAGGAGACTCTATTGGAAA